AAATGCCTCAGTCCAGGAAGAAAGCCTGGTGTTCGGCACCACCTCAATGTTGAATTTCTTTTTTGCCGCAGTAAGAGCCGTTTGGCTGGCCGCTACCTGCTGAGGCGTGTCAACCGCCTGCATAGCCACATTCATGAATGAGATCGGGACCATAGCCATGAAGCTTGTAGCATTCTCGTTCATCGGTTCAGCCTGATCGTCAACGAATGATACTATCGCCTCGATGCCCCTGACAATAGCCCACTGCATCTCCTCAACACTAGGGGCGGTAGTCGTCCCATGATTTGTTGCAGGCATTGCCGAAATATCAACCGTGATATCGTTATCCTGGGCCCCGCTATCCCCCTCCTCATGATCCGTGTCGAAGAAATACTGTCCGTCATAGCAAACACCGGTTAAGCCACCCAGTATGAGAGTTGAGAGCAATGACGCCCAGTGCGCATTGGTGCGCTGTGCAAGCTCCCTAATCCGAAGTAGCGCCTGCCCTGATTTCTCTCTCCTCAAATCCTTCACCAGTATTTCAAGTGTCGCCTCGTAGTGCTTATTGGTTATGGTCAGGCCGTTCTCTCTGAATCCTTTGGCATTACGGCCACCTATCCACTCACGCATAGCAGGTGACTGCCCCAGCCATGCGTACTCCTCAGAGGCTTGATCTGAGGCGAAAAGATTCGATACCGCTCCAATCCAGGAAGCGCCCTCATCCTGCTCAAGCGCTTTATAAAACTCGCCGATAACCTGGCGTTCGGTTAATCTGTCTATACCCATTTGTTTTTCCTCCTTATTTTCCCAAAGTAATAATCAACGCTCCATCGCCCTCAATAAAAGTTGTTGTGCTGGATGCTTCAACCGAAATAGTATCGGCGTCAGTGAAAGCCGCAGCCGCAGTGATAGCCGCACTCTCTGTGATCTTACCAAGAGTGTCACAGGATGCGGTGGTAAGAGCTATCGTTCCCCCAGTCAAATTAGTAGTCCCGATCTCAAGATTGAGAGTAGAGAGTTTCGATGCCGTGCTCGCCACCACATTGGTGACAAACCGTAACGATTTAACCCTGCCGTGAAACCCAGGGGTAAATCCTGTCACTATATCCCCATCGGCAAGAGAAGAAAGAACAATGGGGAAGGAGAGCATTACCTCCTCTTCCGGTATGTTGGCGTCAAAAATCACCATGGCGGTGTTGGTCGTCACGTAGCGATATACATGGCCTATATACGATCCTACCCCTGCCAGAGAAAAGGCATTATCGTCCGTGGCATATACCGGACGTCCGACATCGGTAATGGCAACACCTGTGATGGTGAGTTCTATTATCCCTTTGGTATGCAGCCTGACGTTTTTATCACCGGCAGACCCACTGGAATTGTCAACTTTTTCCTCTGCAAACCCCCTGAAAGGATCGCCGGAAACAAGCGGTCTCATGTACCCACTGGCATTATCCCCAACTGCGGCGCCTTCGTAGATAATGTCCGCAGCTATTACGGGAATCTCGTTTCTATATCCTACTTCGAGTGACATAGACTTATCTGCTGCTAATGTAGTCATTTTTATCCCTCCTTCCTGCCGATAACTTTGGCATATCCGCCTGACAGGGCTTTTTCAGCCGCCAGGTAGGTTTCATAGTCGTCATCAAACTCAGCCCTCAACTTAGAGCTTTTCTCCCAATCAGCCTTGCAGCGTTCCTCAACAGGCATATCATCCGTATCGCTTTCAGCCGCCGGTACCTCATCGTGAGCAGGCTGTAAAACTAATGGAGGCGCATCTGTATTGATATCAGACAATACATTTTCCCTTAGTTTCCTTTCATCCGCCAATATTTTTACTGCCGCCTCCGGGCCGGTAGTCACCCCATCAAATTTGAGCGTCTGGATCAAAGCCTCATGTCCAGGGATCGATTGGGCTTCAACTTCCATGATCCTGTGCCTTTCCTTTTCCGCTCCCTCATTTGCTCCTTCGGCTATTCCCTTTTCGAGTCCGGCCTTTTCGCCTTCCTCAAAACCGGTAGTACGGCCAAGATCCATCCCCTCTTCCAAAATCACCTTGCAAATATCAGGATATTTCTCTTTGAATTCCTCTAATTTAGACATTTTTCATCTCCTCATTTAAGTTTTTAAGCCAGGATTTCTCGGCTTCTTGTGATTGCAGCACCGGCATCACAACGGTAACAAGCTTGTCAAACGTGGAAACACCGTCCACGAGACCGGCTTCAATAGACTGTTTGCCGATAAATGTCCGCCCATCGGCCATATTATCCAAAACAGTCTGGTTTGATACTCCTCTATGTTTCGCTACGGTATCGACAAAAACGGAATAGAGATAATCCACCTCTCCCTGTATATTCTCCCTACCTTCTCCCGATAGCGGTTCGTATTGTGAGGTTATCCGCTTGTATTTTCCTGCATAGACTTCCGTTGTCTTTATCCCCCTCTTTTTTTCGTATTCAGAATAATCAACATGAGTAGATACAACGCCTATTGAGCCGACATGGATCGTATCTCCCGATATGTATATCTCCTGGGCCGCTGACCCCAGCCAGTAAGCGCCTGACGCCATCATTCCATCCGAGTAAGCAATGATGGGCTTATCCTTCCTACCCTCGAAAATAATGTCTCCCAGTTCCTGGGTGCCGTCAACCGTGCCACCCGGGGAGTCGATATCCAAGATAATTCCCTTGATGTTGGGGTCACTAAGCGCAGTCTGTATGTCCCTACCCAGCAGCTGAGTTGATACACCCCCCGAAATTCTTGAAAACATGTTCATCTTTTTTGCTATCACGCCCTGTATGGGGATAATGGCAGTCTCGTTGATGATCTGGTATGGTTCATCCTCTTCGCCGTTTCCCCCGCCGTCAAAGGCCGTGACGTCTATTTTGTCACCCTTCAGATGAGTGTTGTATATCTCCTGAATTTCGTAGAGTTTCTCAGGTATTATCGCCCACGGACTAGTCAGTACGTCTAAGATCCTCATCCTCACCCTCCATGTTTGTTACATCGGTTTCCATGCTCTCCTCGCCGACGGTGCCTCCACTATTGTCTTTCCCAAGACCGGCTTCATCCCTTGCTTTTTTCTCCCTCACGCTCTGCTCGTGATTCTTCTCCCAATCCCCACCGGTAAGAGATGCCGTTTCCTGCTCCAGTGTAGATATTCCGACATTGATTCTTTTTTCTGCAGCGTCAATCTCTTTTTTCTCATCGATCTGTCCTTTGGCAGGACCTATCCATTCTGATCCCAGGTACGCCTCTCTGATCAGAGGGTCACCGGAAAGAAACCCAGGCGCAGAGATGCGCCCACTGGCTACTGCCTCCCAAAGGAAAAGCTCATACACGGGTCGACAAAGATTATCGGCCAGCCACTTTCTGCGCATAAGGAAGAAGTGCCAGGCTTCCAACATGGCCGCCCTTGCCGCTGAATAGGACGCCGTGAAATGTTTTACCAGCATTTCAAATGGAAGCTCAAGCGCTACGCCGATCTGTCTCGACATTGCCAGGATGAATGGGTCAAAAGTTTGGCTTGGTCTGGTAGGGTTTGCAAAGGAAACATCCTCGTTGGGATTAAGGTCGAGCATGGCACCGGAACCCATTTTATAATCCTTGTCGGATGCCTTGCCGCCGGTTTCGGTGTCCGGCTCCATAACGTCTATTCCGCCGGAATATTCGGACTTGATGAAAACGGTAAAAAACGAACTGATAACAGCAGCGGATATTTCAGCCTCTGTATATCGGCCCATCTGTTTTAGGTCCTCAATTACAGGAGCAAGATCAGGTACGCCTCTTGTCTGGCCTACTCTCAGTTTGCTGTACAGATGCAATATGTTCCTGCGTCCGGTCTTCCCTCCATAGGCAGGTACGGCAATCCATTTGTTGCTTTTGGGGGAGGAGTATTTACCGGGGTGGGCCTGAAGAATATGGTACTTTGTGGGAGCGCCGTATTCGTCTTTTTCTACCCCTCCCGCTAGAGTGTCTGTGTCCTGTTTGTTGTCGGGATTACAAATCCTGTCCGCCTCTATGGTTTGCAAGCCAACCTGATAGGGAGAGGTTTTCTTTTTTACGGCGGGCGTTAACACAAAAACATCCCCGTTTTCCAGTGTTGATCTCAAAACCAGTGCCTGAATCTCCTGAAAATTCAATGTTTTTTCAACATCACAATACTTCGACCACAATT